ACGAATTGTACGATAATCAGAATAATGACTACGAACATTAATAATATAAAGGCTCGTACGGCTAGAACGCCGTTAGGATGAATATTAGCGACTCGAATACTTTGATAGGTATTCTTTAGAGAGTTAAATATTTTAGTTTTATAATCCATGTAAAGCCTCATGGGGGAGCACTTAACACTCCCCTTATGAACACTATTTAATTTTTTCTCGTAATTTATCTAATTTAATGCTTAAATCATCTATACGATTATGACTTAATTTAATAGATTCTTCTACGATACCGATACGTTTATCGAGGGTTCTTCTATCTTCCTTAGAGGCCTCGACTTGTCTTAAAAGCTCGTTATTTTGAGCTTCTAATTTATCGAGAATAGCCATAATTTTACCTTCAAAGGCTTTACGATCAGCTTGATCTTTTTCAAAGTCATGCATAAATTTAATAAAACCACCGAGGAGGCCTAAACCGGTCAATGATATACCAATAATTTCTAAAATATTCATTAGGCTTTCCTTATTTTAATTCGTAAAGTGTATTAACTCATTCATTATTTACTCCCCCAAAGTATTAAACAGCTTTCCACACGTTACTATAGATATCCCAAATTTTAGTTTCATCATGGTTGTAGACTTCAAAGTCAACTTTATAAATACCAATATCACTAGGTGGAATAGACTCATCTGCTACTACAATCTTATTAAGCATGTATTTAGGATAATTATTATTACCTAAATCTAAATTGCCGTCTTTCCATACAAAATTAGGGATATACAATACTTTAATATTAGAATATCTGAAAGCATCTTTATCTATTTCAGTAGCCTTTGATAATTTTACAATGTTGTAGTCAGTACCAATAAAGGCTTCTGCACCTACCTTAACTACGTTAGGACATTCTAATAATCCTTCTAAATCGCTGCGGCCATAGAATTGTCTAGCTGGAATTTCTGTAGCTGTAGCAGCGTCAAAATTAGGCTCTGGTTGCGGCTCGGGCTTAGGTGGTTGATTTTTATCTTGTAGATTGTTAAGAGTATCTACTACTTCACTATCAGAATAGCCTTTACTATTAGCACGCTTAACTGCATCTAGTACATATGCATATGTACTAGCGGGTTCAATGCTATTGATTTCTTCGGCAAATTTAAATAATTTGCCTTCGGAATTTACGCCTTTAGCTTGGATAGCGTCTCTAATTTGAGTGATATGACCGCCGAATTTATTTAATTCTTCCATTAAGTCGATTGTAACTTGATCCATTATTAGTTACCTCCGTTGAGTTTCTTTAATTTATTAATAATTAATTGTAAATCGTTTTTAACCATAAAAGCCGAGGTATCGGGAGCCGGCCCCGGAGGCCCTTGAATGCCCGGTTCTCCTTTAGGACCCGGATCTCCCTTATCGCCCTTAACCTTTAAAGCGTTTAATTGTTCTTGAGTAAAATCGCTATATTTGAACGGTTCACCCTTTGGGCCGGGGGGGCCTTCTAAGCCTCTATCACCTTTATCGCCCTTAACTTTAAGAGCATTTAGCTGCTCCGGAGTAAAATCTTCATAGGTAAAAGGATCTCCCTTAGGACCCGGCTCTCCCTGTTCGCCCTTAGGACCTGTTAAACCATCTTTACCGGGATCACCTTTAAGGCCCGGAACTCCGATAGTAGTGGATAAGGAAGGGACTACTTCAACCTCTGTTATTATTGCATTGGGGATATTATTGACTGTTTCCATTATGAACCCCATTAATGTAAAGAAATATTATGATAAAACTTAATACTACCCATTACGATTTTATGATAGTAACTACCATTAGTAATAAATACATCGTAGTAACCTTTATCGATCGTACGGGATAAACTAACCGACTTACTAGAAGGAATACTTACATAGATTTTATTATTTTCTACCGTGCAATTAGCTTCGATCAGTAAGTTATCGTTTTCATCACGTACTTTACAGATAGCGCTAACATTATTAAAGTCGATATCGCCCTTAACGAGATATACACGGTTCCAATCGTCGCCGGTATGTAATACTTCAGCTTGTTTTTTAATCGTATTCATACTTAACCTCGTCTTCTAACAGCGATACACATATAATTAGCGGTACCCGGATAGAACTTTTCGTATTGAGGACCGTTAGTATCGGAAGAATGAGTCTTAATATAGATGCCGGCTGTAACTTTACGGCCATTACGATAGCATATAGGGTTATAAATTAACGAATGTAAATTGAACATATTGAGTACTTCGTCATTTTTATTGCCACTAGCTAAGCTTACGAGCCATGTACATTCATTTTCGTTAAAACCTTGCGGAATTGGTAAAGTCTGATCGTGGTCTATCGTACCGGAAGTAATAACAAAGTCTCCTTGTAGAGCGAACGGGAAAAACTGAGCGCCGTTATACCACCCCGGAATATTCTTGGAACATAAAGCAACTCGATCGGTATTATTAGTAGAACCGACATCTAAATTTTCGCCGTCATTACCGCCTACACCGATAGCATGAATTTTATTATTACCGCCGTCGAATTTAAGACCGGACTGACCACGTACAAAATTAATGTCGCCCTTCATAGTACCGCCAGTTAAATGTAAGCACTTTTTAGACTCATTAAGAACGTCTTCTTCAGTAGCTAAAGGTTTACCGCCAATTTTATTGTTATACCACTTAGGCTTATTAATACTAATTAAATTTAATGTATCAGTAGCGCCATATTCAGTATTAGACTCTACTACACCGATATCGAAATTACCGTTAGGAGCTACTCGAATTTTAGTCTTAATAGTATTATTAGCATTATTAAACATAACGCCGATACCATTATTAAACTCGAGGTTACCGCTCATAATATCGCCGGTCTTCTTAACGTACGTTCTTTGTAATAACGCCGTAACGTCGTCGGCTAATTTAGGTAGAGTAACGGATTTATCACGCAATTTAGGAGTCGTAACGCTACCGTCCGGATGATCGATAGGGTTAGCTTCTTTATGTTTTTTAACTAAATCGCTAGTATCGCCAATAGCTTTATCAATTTTATCCCAGTTATCGTTACGGAGGTTTACGTCGTATTTCTCCGTTTCAGCTGGCTTTAATAATTTAATATTCTTAGTATAAGTAGCCATTACTTAGGTAAGACCTCCTGATTTAATGCGAAGTGAGTAAATTGAGCTAGCTCTTTATGGGTATAGCGGCTCAAATCTATATGACGGTTATACAACAGATCAACGTCGTAGATTAGATTCATCGGAATGATATCCTTTAATAGGTTAGCTACAGCGTTACGCTGTCTTTTAACCCCTAACGACACTTTAAAATGTACGTTATAGTTCTTATAATCTTGCTCGATCTGATAGTTACCTTTACCGCATATACCGTCGAGTAATTCACGTAATTTAATCTCGGTATAAGGACGTTGACCGGCTAATTCTAGTAGAATGTTAAAGCGCCGATCGTCGATCGTATCGTCTGGAGCCGGAATAATATCCAATATGGCTTCCCATTTCTCTAAACCGTAACTTTCGGCCGTCATGATATATTATTCCCTAAAGATATCGACCATCGTATTCCATAAGGCTTGTATCTCGACGCTTTCGCTGCGATATATCTCTTGTATTTCTTCAACGTTGCCCGATACAGGAACGGCGAATTCAGATAAGTCGATGATGCGTCTATATTTGTCGAAGTTCATAAGATTATCCCTTCGTTAGTGTTAACGTGCCGAATACCGGAATTTGATTTGGCTTTAAATCTAATCGCTTAATAGCTTTACCATTAATTTTGATATCGCCTACATCGATTACGTTATCGAGATCGACCGCTAAGGAAGTAATAATGGAACTACGTACCGTAACGAATTGGTTTTCTTCTTGAGTCGTCCATTCTTTACGTCTTAGAAGTAATTTTTCTTTAATTTTCTTAGCAAGCTCGTCTTTAATTTCATTAAATGTATGGCCGGCCGTCATAGTTACCGGTACTTCATAATTAATAACGACTTCTTCAGCTGCTTCGACCGTTACAGTATGACCGATAGGAGCGAGCCCGTATCCCTTACCTCGTTTATCCACGTCCAAAGGATCGAGAGCTACTTGAACTTCTTTAACCAATTCTGCTGATGCTTTATTAAATTCATTATTAATTAATACGACTTTAACCGTACCGCCACCGTTCCAACAACGATATATTTTAGAACCGCCAGTACCAGCAATACTTAATACTTTTTCTTTATAATCGGCGCCGTTACCGCCATAAGCCTTAGATTTTAAAGCTCGTATGTATCTAGCTCTAAAGATTTCGGTTTCTTCTTCGTCTTGACCCGGTACGAGTACTTCTTTAATCTCGGCTGTCTGTAATCCCGGAACAGTCTCGATCGGAGTAATTCTACCGATACAGTAATTACCTTTAGCTCCGGCTGTTTCGCATACTAATTTGAATTCATTTTTACTTAGATCGATAACATCGATAACTCTGAAGTTTAAATCTTCGTAATTAAAACGAGTACCGATATCGACCGCACTCGAGAATACGCCTTTAACTTCGGCATACGTAGCTTCTCGAGGATATATATTATATTCAGCAGCTCGTAATTTAAGAAAATCACGATCGGCTGTTTGAGCGAACGTTTGTTTGATAATAACTTGAGCCATTAGATATAATTCAGTAGCTTCAAATGCAAAAGGAGCTACTGCATCATAAATAATAGATCCTTGTCGTTTATCGTACTTAGTTCCTACCCGATAGAGGGCATCGGACAATATATTTTCGTAAGTTTTAGTTTCGTACATAAGCCGTTACCTCTCTAGTTATATTATTAATCTCGCCATAAATAGTATTAGCGGTAAATAAACATAGTACATCGCCGCCATTATTCGAGAATCTGAAGTCGGTAACTTCCTTAATCCTATTATCGGCAAGTAAAGCTTCTTTAATGCGTCGCTCAATCTCGGCATATACATAAGGGATAGGCTTACCGATTAAATCGTTAAGTTCGATACCGTAGTTCCAGTCGTAAATCAAATATTTATAGCGCTCTGTATTAATAATTTTGAATATAGCTTGTTTCATAGCTTCGATATCGTCGCACATTCCGAGAAGTTTATAATCGTCCTCGTAGCGTACTCTGAATGTATTCGAAGTCTGATAGTTAACGACGGTATTAGCGTCGATTTGGTTATTGATTGAATTAGGAGTTAACATTATTTAGTCGTACACCCCGTATTTGGATTATAAACTCGATCCATAGCGATAAAACGTTGACCGCCA